CAAACACCATTAATAGAATTTACAGATGGTGACGATGCAATAACTATAGCAGATGGTGGTGGCACTACTTTTGCACAAAAAATTACAGCAGATGCTGGTATAGATATTGATAATTTTAATATTGATGGAACTACACTAGCTTTATCAAGTGGTGATTTCACACTTGATGTAGCTGGAGATATTGTTTTTGATGCTGGTGGTTCAGACATAACTCTTTCAGATGATGGGACAGAGTTTGGAAGGTTCAAGCAAGTTAGTAATGGTATGAGAATACAAACAACTGCTTCTAATGCCGATATGACCTTTATGGGAAATGATAATGGTACAGAATTTACAGCCCTTACTATTGATATGTCAGAAGCGGGAAATGTTTTATTTCACTCAAATGGTGCAGCTAGTAATCCAAGTATTAGATTTAATGATGCATCAACAGGATTGTTCCATCCGGGTTCAGATGCTCTTGGTTTTGTAGCGAGCGGTACTGAACACATGCGATTACAAGCTGATGGTAAATTAGCTGTAACAGAAATAAGACACATGACAGCTGGTAACCTAGAAATAGGTAATGATGATGAAAAAATCATTCTGAACGCTTCTAGTCAAAATATTCAATTTCAAACAGGAGATGTAGAAAGATTAAAAATAGATTCGGAAGGTTTGAAATTTAATGGTGACACCAATGTAGCTAACGGACTTAGCGATTACGAAGAAGGTACTTTTGTAGCTAATCCAACTATATCAGGTGCTAGTGGTGCAATAGCTTTTAATACTACCAACAATCATCTAAGTTATACAAAAATAGGAAATGTATGCCATGTTCAGGGAACCTTACAAGTTGCTTCTAATAGTGTAAATGGCGGAAGATTAAACATAACAAATCTTCCTTTTACATCACAAAACGGCGATGGTTTAGGTGGTCAAACAATAGTACAAGCGCAAATATCAGCTGGTACAGGTACACAAGCATCAGGATATATAGCCTCAATAGGCGAAGGAACCACCACAGTACAAATACAAACCTATACAGGTGTAGGAACAAGTAACGATAGTGCCATCACAATGGCAGTAGATTCGTTTTTATTAATAGGTGGTTCATATTTAACAACGTAATTATGCTTAGTGGATTCTAAGCAAGGAGAAAATAAAATGGCAATAACAAAAACAATAATAGAAGATAAAATAGAAATAGTAGGAGAACATAAAAATATACAAGTTCGTATGGCTACAGTTATCAAAGAAGGTGGAAAAGAACTTACAAGGTCTTTTGAAAGAAAGGTACTAGAATGTGTAACATCATCGCATGATGGAAGTTCATGGACACACGCAGACACAGATGTATCTGGTGAATCTTCTGAAGTACAAGGTATAGCTACAGCAGTTTGGACAGATGATATCAAGGCTGCGAAAAGAACTGCTAACGAAGCAACACTATAATAAACTTAAATAATGGAAGAAAATTATTTTGTAAACGTGTTAAAAGTATTAGATGCGTCAATAGAAAGAGGCACTTGGAAAGGTGCTGAAATAGAAGGTGTGTCAAATCTACGCAAACTTACTTTGCAAGCAATTAAAAATATAGCAGAAGCTTCTCAACAAGAAGAAGAAGTTGAAGAAGTTGTAGAACCAATCAATAAAAAAGTTGTAGAAAAATAAAATGCCATTAGCTAGGTATACATTTAAACCCGGCATAAACAAAGAAGGGACTTCATATAGCAATGAAGGTAATTGGTTTGATGCTGACAAAATAAGATTTCGTGCAGGTCGTCCTGAAAAAATAGGAGGATGGGTAAAGAAAAGTGTTAATAGTTTTTTAGGATCGGCAAGAAAACTACATCAATGGATTGGTTTAGACACAGATAAATTTATAGGTTTAGGTACACATATAAAATTATATTTACTTAAAGGTAATGCTTTTTATGACATTACACCTGTAAGAGCAACAACAACTAACGGAATTACATTTGCAGCTACAGATGGCAGTTCAACTATTACAGCTACTGATTCTGATCATAAAGCAAACAAAGGGGATTTTGTTACTATTGCTGGTGCAGCAAGTCTAGGTGGTCTAATAACAGCAGCTGTATTAAATCAAGAATATGAAATTGCATCAGTTACAAATGTAAACGTATATACATTTATTGCTAAAGATACATCAGGAGATACAGTAACTGCCAATAGTAGTGATACAGGTAATGGTGGTGCAGGAGTTGATGGTGCTTATCAAATCAATATAGGTTCTGATTTTTACACAAGTGGATTCGGTTTTGGTTCAGGTAACTGGGGTCAAAGTTCTTGGGGAGGTGGTATTAATAGTTTTTCTACACAACTTAGATTATGGACATTAGATAATTTTGGAGAAGATTTAGTTGCTAATCCAAGAGGTGGAAGTATTTATTATTGGGACAAAACAAATGGAGAAACTACAAGAGCAGTAGATTTTTCTACACTTACTAATGCATCTGATACACCTACAATAGCAAATCAAATAATTGTTTCAGAAATAGATAGGCATATTATTTGTATGGGATGTAATCCTATTGGAACTACAACACAAGACCCTATGCAGGTTAGATGGTCAGATCAAGAAAATGCTGCACAATGGACACCAAAGACTAATAATACTGCTGGAGGTTTAAGGCTTTCATCAGGTTCTGAAATTATAGGAGCAGTTAGAACAAGACAAGAAATACTTATATTTACAGATACTGCTTTATATTCTATGCAGTTTATTGGTCCTCCTTTTATATTTGGTATTAATTTAATAACAGAAGGTACAAGCACAGTATCACCACAATCATTTATAAATGCTAATAATGTGGTTTATTTTATGGATCAAGATAATTTCTATATATATTCAGGTTCAGTTCAATCTTTACCCTGTACAGTAAGAGCATATGTATTTGAAGATTTTAATTATGGACAAACATTTAAAGTATTTGCTACACGGAATGCACAGTTTAATGAAGTATCATGGTTTTATTGTTCAAGTACATCAGAAGAAATAGATAGATATGTTACTTATAACTATCTTGAGCAAACATGGTCAATAGGTACATTACCAAGAACATCATGGATAGATGCTGGAAGTGCTTCAAGTAACCCTTTAGCAGCAGGTTCTAGTGGTACATCATCAAATTTTTTATATGAACATGAAGTAGGTTCTAATGATGATGGTTCAGCAATGACAGCATTTGTAGAAAGCGCAGACTTTGATGCAGGTGATGGTGATCAATTTATGCACATTAAAAGATTAATACCTGATGTTTCTTTTATAGGTACAGATACAGAGCCTGAACTTACATATTCAATAAAGACTAGAGACTTTCCTTTAGGTAGTTTAAACACTGCAACAACTGCAACTGTAACTAGTACAACTGGTGTAGCTTATGTTAGAGCAAGAGCAAGACAGATGAGAGTTAGAATAGAAAGCACAGATGTAGATAATAGCTGGAGACTAGGAGATACAAGGTTTGACATTAAAGCGGATGGAAGAAGATGAGCGAAGCATTCAATGTAAACACTCCATTAGAAATACCACCTGAAGAATATAGTGCGGATTATATACGTAGATTAATAAATCAACTGCGTTTAAACTTCGTGCAAATAGATTCACCTGATAATATCAGAGAGGTATCACAAGCATTTGATTGGTATATTTCATAATGGCAAATAGATATACACAAGTAATAACAACACTAGCAACAACAAATGCTACTAGCGTTTACACAGTACCTAATAATAAAACAGCCATAGTAAAAACATTAAGTGCTTACAATGTAGATGGCAGTAGTGCAATGACACTTACTGTACAGGTAACAGACACGAGTGAAAGTGTAACAGCTACTTGGGATATAGAGTCCATAGCTGCAACAACTCGCAAAGGATTTTTAACTAACGGAGAGGTGTTAGTTTTAGATGAATTAGATATAATAAAGCTTACTGCCAGTACAGCAGATAAATTTCACATCGTAATAGGTGTGTTGGAAATAGATTAGGAGACCACTATGAGTAACTTTCCACTTAAAAATGCAGCAGATCAACTAGCCACACAGGGGAGATATGGCGATACTATGATGGTTCATATGAACCCCATAGAAGTCGATGCCTTGGCAAAACTATCACCGACTGGTCAGTTGACTATCAATCCACAAACAGGGCAACCAGAAGCGTTTCTGCCCCTTCTAGGATCATTGCTTGCACCAACACTATTAGGTGGCACAGCATTAGGTGCAACACTTGGAACAGTAGGAGCATCTGCATTAGGTACAGGACTAGGTACTATTGCCGAAGGTGGTAGTTTAAAAGAAGGTATAACAGCTGGAATAATGGGTGGACTAACAGGTGGTTTACTTAAAGGATTTATGCCAGCAACAGGTGCAGATTTAGCAGCAGAAGCTGGTAAAGAAGCAGTAACACAAGCAGTTCCAGATGTAAGTACATTATCAAAATTGCAAGCAGCCACATCACCTTCAACACAAGCATTACAAGCTGGTCAACTAGGTATGGAAGGTGGAGCAGCAGCACAAGGTTTTTTTGATAGACTTGGAAGTAACTTAGGAATTACTCAAGGAGCATCACCTGACATGTTAACTGGTGTTGATCCAACAGGACTTACACAATCACAAGCATTTATGAATACAGCTTTACCAGCAGCAGCATCAGGACTTGTTGGTGAAATGTATGTACCAATGGATATGGGTGGACCAGCAGAAGAACCTGATCCATTTGGCGACTATGAAGGACCATACACGCCTACAGAACAAAGAACTATGATTCCGGGAAGTGGAGGCGATCCATTTGGTTCAGCCTTTGGTGGTGAGCAAATGCTTATAGGAGGCAATCCTTTCCCATCTGGACCTGAGTTTCAAGAGGGAGGCAAA